AGCTGTTGTTTGTGAACCTTCGGCAAATGAGTTATTACCACAAGATATACTATTACTACCAAAAGCAATACCATTACCACCTGTGTCAATAACTGTATTACCAGTAAGTGTACCACCTAATGATACTATACCACCGTTATCTGTTAATCCATTATTAAATGTATTTGATGAACCACCACCACCAGTTAAACCTGATTGTGCTACTTGTCTAATGATACCAGTACTACTATCTCTAACCAATATTGTATCACCTGATGCACCAGTGCTTGGTATACTCATTATAGCTAGTTTACTAACTGCTGTATGATCAATATAAGTAGTACCTGTTAACTTAATTGTATCACCACCAATGATTGCTGCATTAGTATTACCTGATTCAATATTATGGTTTATACCACCTAATATTACTGATTGATCTGCAATTGCACCATGACCTATTGTTTGATTATTATCATTAGTTGAATGATTAAATGATGTTACACCTTCTGCAAGAATATTATAACTAAGATTACCACGACCACCTGTATGTGAATAATTACCACAAGCTATTGTATTAGAACCTTGTGCATGTGAGAAAGTACCACAAGCTATTGTTAGTGAACCTTCTGCATGTGACCTACTACCACTAGCTGTTGTATTAGAACCTTCTGCATGTGAATTAAAACCACTAGCTATTGTAGAACGACCTTCTGCATGTGAAACAAAACCACTAGCTGTTGTAGTAAAACCTTCTGCATGTGAACCAGAACCACTAGCTATTGTTTGTGAACCTTCTGCATGTGAGAAAGTATTACTAGCTGTTGTAGAACGACCTTCAGCATGTGAATAATTACCACTAGCTATTGTAAGATTACCTTCTGCATGTGAAGACTTACCACAAGCTGTTGTACAAGAACCTTCAGCATGTGAGCTAAGATCACTAGCTATTGTATCACGACCTTGTGCATGTGAATAACTACCACTAGCTATTGTACTAAAACCTTCTGCATGTGAACTATTACCACTAGCTGTTGTTTGTGAACCTTCGGCAAATGAGTTATTACCACAAGATATACTATTACTACCAAAAGCAATACCATTACCACCTGTGTCAATAACAGTATTACCAGTAAGTGTACCACCTAAAAGAACAACTGATCCTTCCTTAGTAAGACCATTATCAGCACTTGTAACACCACGTTCAATAATTGCAGTATCAACATAGTTCTTATTTACAGCATCAGTACCACCACTAATTGCGTTATTATTTAATATTACATTACCATTAAGAGTTAATGTACTCCCTGATGGTTGTTGAAATTTATCATCTGATAATATTAATTTAGTTTGAAAAGTCATTTTATTCTATTTTTCTTTTTTTTTATTTATGTAATAAATGATGTTACTGACCAAAATACTCCGTTATATTCAACAGTAAATGAACCGTAGTTCGTATTAATAAATGCCAGTGTATCGTCTACAATATTATTTCCATTACCAGATACTGTTATAGTATTAGTACCTGCATCACCTAAACCATCAGTAAAACTTAATACAGTACCTACCGATGGTGCTGCAGGTAATGTATATGATGTTGTTCCTGATGCAACAAAAAGTGTATTATTAGCTACTGAAGAAATTGCTACTGATGTATCTGTTGTTACAGTAATGACTCTTTCTTTCTGTGAATCACTATATATTATTACATTATTACCAACTTGTGCAACACTTGTATCTCCAGAACCAATTAATGTTCTTAACTCAACTGTATCAGATGCATTAGGTGTTACACCTATTTCAGCACCAGCTCCAGAGTTCACTACAAGAAGATCACCTTCATTATTAGTTGATCCACTAGTAATTACATTACCTCTTACTTGAAATATATTTGCACTAGTATTACTTTCAATGACATACATTATTGGTTTTAATATATCACCCACAGTTACAGGTGGTGTAGCCGTTAATTTACCTTCATCTACATCAGACAAATAATATACAGTATCTCCAGATAATAAATCACCATTATCATCTGTCATACCACCCACTAAGTCTGTATAACCAACATATGCTAATGTAAAATTATCAACATCTTCAACTACCGTAACAACACCTAAAGCTTCAGGCTGTTGTTCAATAGCTAATGCTTTATTATATGTATTACCAGATGATATTAATACGTCACCGACAGCAAAACCGTGTGATGTTTGGTTTATTTGCTTTTCTATTCTTTCACTAGTACCACTTTGATTAGTTAATACTGAATCTAAGTATTTACCAACATATAAAAATGCTTCTAAGAATCTAGGTCTTGCTGCATTAGTATCAAATGATAGTGGTGGGTCTTGAACAAATAAAATACCACTATATGGGTCTAAATTCCAGTTAATATCTGAGAATTTAGGTATAGGGTTTAAATTTGTGTCAAATAAAGTTGCATCATATTGAGTTGTACCATCGTTTTTTAAGTCACCATATAATGAAGGTACAATTTGTAATCTACCTAATGCCTCATGTAAATAAGTACCTGAACCAAATATATTATTTAATACACCATTAGCACTATAATCAGATGGTAATTTTAATTTATACCCTTGTGATTGATTAGTACCTACAGTAGTACTAGCAATGATATCTATCTCAAATCTTACTCTCTCAACTACACCGTCAGTACTATATAAAGAAGTAAGTGCACTTGGATTATCAGCAGGATTCGGATTGATTTTTTCACCAAAGACTGTTGAAGCTGCAATTTGAACATTTGATGTTAAACCCTCTTCTGTTACATCAAATCCAAATTGTGTATGTGCTTTTCCAGATAGCCTTTTAAACGATATAGCATCCTTATTAATTTCATTTAATCCAATTTCTGACATATTAATTTATATTTGTAAATTCAATAAGATTTATTTTTTGATTATAATCAGGTGAAAAGAATAATCTTACTATTATAATATCACCATTATCCACACGTCCCTGTCCTAATGTAAATGAGAAATTTGTTCGTCTACCTAATTGATTTAAAGTAACATTTGATACACCTACTTGTGATGCAAAATCAGTTGAAAAAGGATTCACATAACCAATACTAGTTCCATTAACTCTTTTAATTAAAACTTCAAATTTAATACTATTTGCTGTTGGAGTTCCTTGTGTTGCTGGATTGGTTAAAAATGTAGATATATCACCATCATGTAGAATACTACCCTGTATTGTTGCTAAAGCAGTGTTGGTTGTAGCAGTAAATTTTCTATAATAATTTCTAATATCACTCGCACTGGTGTAATTAACATTGTTTGTAGGTGAATATGTTAAACTATCAAAATTACCATTGATTATGTTATAATCACTAATTAATTTGCTTGAATTAGGATAATATAATCCACCATTAAACACTAACATACCAGTGTTATGTTCTGCATTAGTACCAATCAAACTTAATGAGCTTTCCCAGCTATATAAACTACCAAGTAAATTACTATATAACGTACCAGTATAATTTCTAGATTTTAATCTATCAACTTCACCAGTAAAATTTTCACTTGAAGAATTTGATGTTTGATTTACATTATAAAGTAAAACACCTGTTTCTGAAACTTCACTTGATGTTATATTAGCTGCTTTGTTAAATGATTTTATATTAAACGGATGTAAGACATTAATACTTGATCTTAACTCGCCCGATGGTAATAAGCCAGATGCTAAATCTGTCTTTCTACCTAATATTCTATCACTACTAATTGGTAATGTCGCACTTATAGTAATAAGAGTATCCTGTGGATTTTGAACATTAGTATTTAAATTAGGTAAAGCAGTATTAGTACCATTAAGTATTCCAGCACCAGATACTAATATAGAACTAGGGCTTGATGCAAGATTTATTCTATTAAGAAATCTAATTGCTGTATTTGAATTACTATATACATTTTTATAAACATTTGATGCTGTACCTTCATAAACCACATTACCTGATGTATAGTATTCAACACCCGATATTATTCTACTACCACTTAAGTTTACCGACTCAAATGTAACACCGTTATTAACTGCAACAAAATCAATGTTTTCTGTATTATCATCATACACCCAATCAGTAAAGTTCGTTGTTCTAGTAAAGTTACTACCATCACTATGAATCACTCTCACATAATTATATCCATCACGTAAAAGACTTGTTGGAATGGTAAAATCTCCTTGTCTATATTTAGCACCACCGAAATCATTACCATTATCAAATTTAACTGCCTTTGCTTGTCCTACACTTAAATAACCTGATAAGCCATCTATTGCATTATCAGTTAAAAATAAATCCAACACATCAATTATAATACCATTAAGATATAATGATAATGTACCCACACTACCATCTCTAAATGCATTCTCTTCAAATGGAACTCCAGCAGCAGTTTCATTACCTGCAACATCATCATTTAAAACACCAAATATGTTGTTATTTGTAAGTAAGCTATTTTGTGTTAAACCTTTTCTAAAACCAACAGTAGGAAAATTATCATTTATATCTAAAGCACCTGCAGTTTGACCTGCAGTGACATTAGCATATCCAATATCATTTTTTGTAGCACCAAAAGATAACTTACCGTTAACAAATGTACCAATCGTTGATTGATCATCTAATATTGGTGGCTGTGCTGGTGCAAGTAAACTTAAAAATTCATTAATTTCATCCACTGCAAATCCAACCGATGTTCCAGAAGTAAATGGAAACAAACCATCTAAATATGTATTATCGCTTGGTTCTTCTGGCTGTGGATTACCTAACAATCCACCTAATGAGTTTACAATAACAACATCACCAATTGTTTCAATGGTTACCCCAGTACCACCTGATAACGTTCTAAGATCACTAGTTGTACCTGTGCTTGATGTTGTATCATATATTATTCCACTACCTCCACCGATATTACTAAGGAAACCAGCTCCACCGCCACCTTGACCGAATATAATAGTACCACCACTATAAACTAATGCTTTACCATCTACTGGATTTGATGCATTAACTGGAATAGCTGTGCCTGTTTGATCTGTTAAACTTAAACCACCAACGGTTTTAGCAAAAATAGTAGCACCCGATAATGTTAAATTATCAGATGTTTCTTGTCGGAATTGTAAATTATCTAATCTTGGTCTAGTGAAAAACGTCATATCTATATCTATTTTTTTAGGTAAAAACCGCATTTAAAAAAAGCCGTCATGCGATTTCTAAAAAAAATGGTTAAATATTTTCAACCATTTATATATAAATACAGAATTAGATTTTCAAAAGCCGTACTAAACAAAAAAACCCACAAGATTTCTCCTGTGGGTTTTAAATATAATTTATTTTATATTATTTATAAACTAAATGGGTCTTGCCCTTTAGCTTTTCTCTTCATCTGATTAACTGTTCTTAAAGCAGTTGGATTATATGCTTCTTTCTTTACGATAGAAACCAAGTGGTGATAATCAGTTTCACTAATTACCTGACCGATATATCCTTCATTCTTTAAGATGTAACTCTTAGGATCACTAGTTGCTCTCCCTCTATTACCATCAGCATCATCAGTTGCTTCTAAAGTCATATCAAGAAGGTCTTGAATCTTTTCTTCAACACTCTTAGTGATCTTCTTCTTAGTCTTGTTCAATGCAGTTTCTAATCTATCCAATACTGAGGTTGAATTAGTTGGACGAGTAGAGTTTAAAACTTCTGTGAAGCTTTTTCTACCTGTTAACCCTTTCAATTCTGCCATGATAGCAAGAGCACCATAACAATCTCTAATTAATAAATCCCAAACTTGTTCAGCATAACTGAATGATGGATATTTATCAATAGCAACAATCTCACCATCGATTAATACGATAACCCCGATCAACTTCTCTGGACGTTCAAAGTGAGCAATAAATTCCTCTAACTTCTTATCGTACTTTGAGAAGTATCTGTCAAGATATGTTCCAGCATCCGATCTAGTGTCTTCACCTAGCTTGGTAACTGCAGGATATGCATTACCATGACCATTAGTTTGACCAACAGCATTAAGTAACATTTCTCTCATGGTTACTGGAACAAACCTAAGTTCACTACCAGTAACGTTTGTAAAATGTCCACCTTGTGATCCTTCAACACAACCTGCATCATTGAAAGTCTTGCTATTTTTTACATAACCAGCTTTCATCATAGTATGATTCTGTGCACGTTGCTTAGTCATCATTGCCATCTGTGGTGGTGCGATGGTTTCTTTACCACCAGTAGTGGAAAGAGTTACCTCACCATAGCTTCTGTTTGATGCTTTCAATACAGTCAACGGATTAGCAAAACGACTATCCAAAGAGTATTCATCATCAGCAGTTAAGCCAACAATTTGCATGTTCATAATTGTCTGAACAACGATATTCCCATCACTATCCTTGATAGGACGAGTACCTTTTAATAAATCTGTAAATTCTCTTGTAGTATTCATTATTTTACTATTTAAGCGTTAATCTTATTTTTAGCGTATCTACTAACATCTTTACTTTCAAGTGTTTCTAACTGAGTTAATAACCACTGCTTAGTATCTACTTCAAGCATTCTTGCTTGCATCTGACCAATAAGAGCACTTGGTGAGTTAACCGCCATTTTAACGATCTCATTACCTAATTCTCTTACATTCGCTCCAGTTTCAGCACCAGTAATTGGTGATACTTGGAAAATTGGCATATAACGACCTGTTTCAGTTAAAAATGCTGTTACAACTTCGTTTGTTAAACCTTCATATACGTTTTCATATCCATCAGTTAAGAAGAATACCGCATCATATGGTTTGGTCTCATCCTCTTTTCTCATTAAGCTAATGAATGCAGAAGCCAAGTCAGTACCAGCTTTACCTGTAGTCACTTTAGTTGAACTATCTGCTGACTTACCCAGTACTTTACTAGTGAACATTGCAATAGCCTTTGGTGTGTTCTTAGACTCCTGCTTGTGTCCTTTCATAGACTCAGACATATCTAAAACAATACCAATGTTATTGTATGGTAAGTTCATTCTCTTCTTCTCAGCTAAACCATCAATAGCATCATTGATTTCACTTGTGAAACCAGTTTCAAAACCAGTTTTGTAAAGTGCCATATAATCAGTAGCCTTTTCAAGGTTTACTGTTTTCTTAACACCAAGTTTTGCATTAGACTTGGTTTGACGTACTTGCTGATTAACAGAAGTAACTTCATTCTTAGTTCTAATTAACTTCTTGGTTGACTCTCTCTTTACTGGAGTAGACCATAATTGATCATACTGAGGGTGATTCTTATTTGAAATCAAACCGATCAATACTTCTTCTGGAACTTTACTGATATCAGTAATATCCTTCTTAGCATCGAAGTACTGACTTAATAACCCGAATTCACTTACCCCATACATTGACTCGTCACCTTCTTTAAAGATGAAAAGTAATATCATTAATGCTCTATCAACATCATTACCACCATCAAACATAGCAACCATGCTGTTAACCATTTGAAGCTCGTTCTCGTTTTTGTAAACGCCAGTGGTAAGATAATCCTTCGCAATACTAATTAAAATTGAAGTATTTCTTTTACCGTAAACGTGTTCTAATGCAACAGCAATTTTGTTTCTATACTTAAGTGCATTAAATTCCAAGTTTGGATGTCCAAAGATATAACCAAGTACGATTTTTCTTGATCTATCATTATTGACCTTGTTCTTCTTTAAGTCATTGAATAATCTCAACACATATGGAATACCATTTTCGTTAAGGTTATATAATGCACCAAGAATAGCCTTATCAGATAAATCATTATCATACCAATCTTGTGGGTTAACGATATTACAAGCACCACCTGTATAGGTAGACTTAAATTCGTTTAATAACACCTCCTGTATAAACTTACCAGTAGAACCCTTCTGATTTGCTAAGATCAAAGGAAGCTCCTTAGATTCGTTATACAGTTTCACTACAGCACTTCTAATTGCTTTTTCCTGCTCATCCCTTGTATGGTAATATGTTGCAGTACTCTTTGCACCAGAGGCAATTGTCAACCCATCAACCAAATTTTTCTTAATTGATGCTAATTGATTGTTTGTTACTACTAAGTTTTTCATTTCGAAAATAATTATAGTTTACGTTAAAAGTAATTATACGATATTTTATCGCAAATTGTTGCAAAAAAAAAAATGGTGAATAAATTTGCACTACAATCAAGTAATTACAAACCCACCCACCATTTAAAAATTTGTAGCTAGTTTTTACTCTCCTTTAGAGGGAGATTATTATACCAGCCATAGTTTTTAGAATTTTTAACGATAAAATTCGAGATGCACTGAAACACTCATAAAAAACGACAGTCACTTGTAGTTTAACTGTACTACTACACAATACTACTATTTATTTTTGTTTCGAATTTTTTAGAAAAATTCATTATTAAAAATTTCCTCTATTGCACAGAGCCTTAAAAAACAAAAAAATACTATTAATAAGCATTCAGTCACTTATTAATGATTTAGGTGATCAGACCTAAATAACTTTACTTGGTTACGTTACTATGTAAGAGGCTTTACCAAGCATAATGTTATGGGAATAATTTTTTAGTATTTGTGTGTATTTGAATACACGGTTTTACGCACCGTTGACTATACCAATTTGTCCACTTCCCCAAATATATAATTTGTGGGGAAGGCAGGATTCGAACCTACAAAATTTACTGAAAACACTAACCGTTTTCCCAATATTTTATATTCTACAGCTTTTCCGTAGAATCTTGTAGCGAGGGTAGGATTTGAACCTACGACCTGTAGGTTATGAGCCTACCGAGATGCCAGACTTCTCCACCTCGCAATTTGACTTAAAGAGATAATTTGTTTGTTATTATTGTTTTTACAATATGGGAGTTGAACCCATGACATTAAGTATTTGAAACTTATGCTCTAACCAACTGAGCTAATCGTACTGAAATAACAAATCAGTTCTCTTCAATATTTTAAATAAGGTTAGGAATATTTCGACAGTAATTATTGTTATTTAAAACATCGCTTTCAAGGCAACTGCTCTACCACTGAGCTACATCCCCAAGTTAAAAATTTGCGGGGATGATAGGATTCGAACCTACACATTTTTACTGAAATCACTATCAGTTTTCCTAATATTTTTTATTTACGACTTTTTCGTAAATGTTGTGGGGGAGACAGGAATCGAACCTGTAATCCATTGTGTATAAGACAATTGTGTTTACCATTTTACTGAAAACATAATCAGTTCTCTTTAAAAGAGCAGTAGAATTATATTTGTTGTAGTTTATATTTCACCACTCCCCCAATTTAAATTAAATAAGCCTGAGAGTATAGCTATAGCCACGAACCTTTCAGAAGATTATACCGCCTCGAAAGACTTCCTTCTTTATCCACTACAGTTTCCCATAGTAATCCGTGATTGCAAGTTACTTACGCTAACCAATCGTATCGTTAAAAACGTTTTCTGCTACTTCAATACTGTTCAGTTCTGCCGAACTAACTAATCCTTGCGAGATTACAATATTACTTCATAACACACAATCAGGCTTGCGACCATCATGCCCCATTACAATAATGAGTTATGCAACTTTATTTTCTAACGCCTTAGCACTTGAGCTTTTATAACAAATACATTAAGAGTGTACTGCTTAATTTAAGCAGCTTAGTTTTTTTATCTCAGTCGGAGTCCAGAAGTTGTGGCTAAGGAGCAGATTACTACCTTTTGGGCAGTAAATACTACACAACTTCTTGTGAGTACCACCTCACGGTTTCAAATCCTCCGTAACTTATTCCCAACTAAATGAGTATTCGTTTTAACGGTTTAAATTCTTCAACTGATCACCGCCCTACATTGCTGGTACAATTATGGACTATGACCTTACACTTATTCCTATTGCATTTTCATGCTCAACTTCGAATTCCTTTATTCAAAATCACTCCCTCAGTTAATCGCTAGACGCACCTGATCTTTATCTTAAAGAGTGGATAGTGTATTGCTTACGTGTATTACAATCCGAAGATTATAATCGATTCAATAGACGTTTTGAGTTTTCTATCAAACCTTTATCCTTGTTTCCAAGTTTATCTTTCCCGAAGGACTTTCTAATCCCGAAGGAAAAGAGGAGAGCATAAGCACCCTCAAATATTTTCAATATGTCAATTTTTTTATTTGCTGTTCTACTTTTAGAACGATGCAAATGTAACAGCTTTTTTTTAACTATCAAACTTTTTTCAAAGTTTTTTTAATCTTTTTTTAAAAAGCGTGTAAGATTAAATACGATTAATTTTACAAAAAGTTACAAAAAAGTCAATTTTTTTACTATTTTTTTTAACTTGTGTTATTAAAATGTCTTTTAGACATTTCATCAAGTTGCTTTCTAATATCGCTTTCCGAATTAGATGATGATCCAAATATACCACTTCTTTTCATTTCTGCAAATTCATCTGCAACATTTATTTCATTTTTTTTCACCTTTTCTTTAGGTGGTTCACTAACTTCCTGATTAACAGGAGGTTTTACTTCCTGAATTTTTTCAGTTTTTTGAACAATTGGTGTATCATCTGCAGTTATTTGTTCTGATACCTCATCCTTTTCAGGTAATTCACCCATATTATCAGCTGCAACACGCTTCCATTCTTTACCTTCTACTTCGATTGTTGCTGTATCACCACTGATAGCTTCTTTATAGTTAACTAAGTCTCGTCCTTCTTTATTGGCATCCATGTTTCTATTCATAGCTGCAATCTTTTCACTTAACTTGTTTATTTCACCATCAGATTTTGTGATTGAGTCTGGTTCTTGGTAATCATCTTTCTTATTTCGATAAGAGTAGTCACTATCTCTCACAACAATTTCTACAGAGTTATTATCGAAAATTGCATCTTCAAACTTTTGACCATCAGCAGCAAACCTAGCTTTAAGTATCGCTATGTTAGCTAATCCTGCACGTTTTTGGTCAGGTGTCTTTGCTACAGACATTAAGAAGTGAGTCTTTTGAGCACGTTTGATACTACCACCCATTTGTGATGTATTAATAAACTCTGCTTCACTCCCATTATTGGAGTTACTACCCAATCCACTTCTATTCGCCTGTATTGCAGTCCAACATGGTATGTTATAATCAGTAGCAATTCCTTCAAAGGCTTTAATAATACCTTCGTCAGCTTTATTCTGATCAAAATACTTCTCATGTGGATCAACACAATCAATATAATCTAGTACTAATATGTCAAAACTAATTCCCCACTTTTTCTTATATCTATCCATCCACTGGCGTATTTTAGGGATAGTAGTACCCTCTTGAGGGAATTTCTTTACAATTAGTTTTCCTAAATTATCATTCTTCTGATAATCCTTAACACGTCTTCCGACAAGTTCAAGGTTATCATTTATTTCACTTAATTTAGTTTTAGACCAAATAGCATAATGCTTACGTCTAATTTCATCTTGGCTATCTTCAAAAACAATTTGAAGCACATTCTTATTGAGTGCGTGTGCTTCATTAGCTATCTTGGTTAGTGCCGTTGATTTACCCACACCTGTACCTGCAAGTATAATCCCCATTTCACCTTTACCAAGTCCACCACCCATTAGATTATCAATGGCAAGTATTCCTGTACCAATTGGTTCTCTAAAGTTTACTTGTAAGGCTCTATCAATATCTTCAAATATCTCAATACCTTCATCTTCATCACTACCAATATCACTGATCTTCTTGGTTCTCTTATCAATAGAATTATTAATCTCATCGTCAAAGCCACCTTTTTTGACTTTCGACATAATGAAATCAGCAAGATCACAATATTCACCTTGCTTAATGAAGTTGTATACTGCTTGTTGTACAGCATCACCATCATAATCAAGATTTTTATTTAAAACCCTATCATTCCAATTCTTAATGTTTTCAGCGATACCCATTAAGATTTCTTCATCTACTGGATTTGCAGATTGCTTATATCGAGTGATTGCATGGAAGATACTCTTATTCTGTAGATTTGGTATTTTACCATATTCATTATAATATTCTCTTATGACTGTAAAGAATCTTCGATGATTAGGGTCATCAAAGTATTCAGTCTTAAGATATGGGAATATTTTATTACCGAAATCTGCTTCTGTTAATATCTGCCACAATACTTTTAATTGATAGCCACTGCCGAGGTAGCCATCAATAGTATGTTCTTCTATCATTCTAAATTTAATTTAATAGTTATCACTAAAAATTGGAATAAGGGTAGTCTTAGTTTCTAAAGCTACGCCTTGTGTTTTTCACAAAGTTAGAATCACTGATGTTGTCTAACATCATGTTTCTACGCTTATTAGAAAGGTCTCTGATTTGGTTTATATGTAAACCGTAAGTATAAATCAAATCATAATCATCCCACATGTGAGTAGTATCCTGATCTTTCAGTTTACTATTGATCTCTTGGGCGATATCGTCTACAGTTTCACTTAACTCAATAGAGAATCTAGATGAAGGGTTGTAACCCTCTACATAGAAATCTCTCTCAACGATAGGATTATTATTGATGTAAAGACCAAATTTAAATTGGACTCCACTATAAGTCTTCCCATTAACTGTTTGATTTGACCTCTTCTTAAGCTTTAGCTTGTCATTGAAAGACTTACCATCTAATTTAGAATGCTCAATATTTGATAGGTTTTTGTAGTAGTCAAGAAAGTCGTAACTGTTTTCACCAAACTCAATCTTATGTGATAAGTTTCTTCTTGATAATGCTTTCTGTAATCTTACGATTATCGAAAATATGTCCTCTCTGATATCTACCGAGTAACGGATAACAGGATTAAAAACGTCTGCTGAAAACAGAGTCTCAATTATTGTTTCGTCAGCTTGATATAAACCAAACTTGAACATATTTTCATGTTCTTTATTTTCCATCTTAATATATTTTTGTTATGCATTCCAAATATACCTTATATATTTTAAGAAGTCAATAAAACTAAACCAAGTTACTGATTTAATTTCAAATATTCTTTATACATCTGCTTCTCACTCATGATAACAGGGTAAAATGGTTCAATATAATTTGCAAACGTACCTCCATACACTGATAAAAACTCATCCTCTTTCATCATATTAAGTAGATTCTTGGAGTTTCTATCATCATCAGATAATGGCATATCAATCAATTGATCTAGTTCATCTTCTGCTTCATCACTTAAAAATGGTTCAGATAGATTCATTAATCTATAATTGATCTTTAATCTTTCCACATTTGATAGTAATGTTTCAAATGCTTTTAATGGTTTTTTCTTATTCTCAACTCTTTCTTTATTTATTTCGTCAGCTCTCCTACATATTTCTCTAACAGTAATCTGCTTGAACTTCATATCTGGGAAATGCTTAAGTAGTGTTGTTGATTTTATTCCTCTAATACCAGCTAGATTATCAGATGTATCACCTTCAATTACTTTAATCGGTAATGCATTCTTGTAATGATAATCAAACTCAAAGAAGAAATTAGTCTTATTTATTGGACTCTCTATGTTACCGAATTTGATAGTTATGTCATATTCCAGCAATTGAAGGAAATCTCTATCATTAGTGTATAGTGTGATATCTTCGTCATCTGAATTCTTCATGATATAACCAGCAATCAAATCATCAGCTTCAATCTCATCAACTTCTATTTGTCTTAAGAATAATTCCTCAGCATACGCTTGAATTCTCATCTTTTGTTTTAGAAGTGATTGCTCTTTACTCTCTTCTCTTCTAATTTCAGCTTCTGATAACTCAATCTTAGCATACCACTCTTTATTAGTTCGATTTGCTTTGTAAGCTGGATCGATAATATGACGATGTAATCCACCATTTTCACCATCCCACGCAAGTATAACCTTATTAGCTTTGGTTTCCTTGATGATCTTCCTAAGCGTAGTAAGGAAAGAATACAAAGCACCAATATGTCCAAAACTATTGGTGTATGTATCCTTTGCTCCATTAAATGATCGCTTTAATAGATATGATGAATCAACTAAAAGTGTTCTAACTTTCACTCTTTATCATCATTTTTATCATTCTCAAAGTCATCCATTAAATCTTGATTGCTACGCTCTTTACCTTCTTTTAACTCATCAAGTTTCTCTTCAACATCTTCGAATGTAAATCCACCACTACCATCATCAACATACTTGGTTACAATATCTTCTGCAGATACATCCTCATCTAGAATATCTCTAAAGTACTGGATATGATCTTTCTTATATTGAGTTTTACCATCGTTTGTTGTTCCGATGAATCCATGTGGAGTTGATATTAATTTACCTTCTAATGATATACCACCGAATTCTCCATCAATATGGTTTTTCACTACAGCAATTTTTGTTTCGTTACCGAATTGAACATCTCGTTTCTTACTAGTTGCAGTAATTTTCTTGACACTTGCTGATATTACACCACCATGATGAATTATTAGTCTAGCAGCAAATGTAAATGTGTCACCACCTTTATGTTTTACAGTAGGAGCACCCATTTGGTTAGCCTGTAACCAAATTTTCTGCACCGCAACCATTGAGTTAGTATATTCACTATCAACTGATCTTGATGCTGGAATTCTATAGTTTATGATAGGTTTAAATCGCTTCTCATATACACCAGCATTCCACATGTTGTTATCACTTGTCTCATTTTCAAGTGCATTAACCGTTCTATTGCAATCAAGTGTACCTATTGAATCTATTGCAAATAATAAATCATATGGTAATTCACCAGCTTTCTGCATGTTTAGAAAGTAATTCACACATTCAGCTAAATCTTCAATAGATGCTAACTCTCTCTTAGGGTCTTTTGGTTTCCCAAATTGCTCTAATAGATAATCATTACTTATCTTAATGTAAAATCCACCTTCCCAATCAAAACCCATTTTCTTAAGTCTACTCTCACCTAAGTTATTTTCGGTATCAATTATGATTGGTAATATATTCTGCTTCTGTGCATCTACAATTGCTTCACATAGAGATGTTGACTTACCTGTGTTAGAATGACCTCTAGTTAGAGATACATATCCCACAGGAAAACCCGGTATACCTAATTCTTCTTGGAATGCTTTTGAGCATTTTAACCATCTTAATGGTTTTTCCTTCACGTTAACTGTGTTAGTTTTTTCTTTGAAATTAGCTAAAGAGAAAGGTTTTTTACCTGTTGGTTTTCTCCCAGCTTTATTTGTTGGAGTCTTAGCCATGACGTTTTTTTATTTAGTAGCTAAAAATTATTGTTAAAAAAAGGTGGAAGAAATCTCCCACCTTTATCAGTATTTTGTCCTTATTTAGAAAGGAAGATCATCGTAGTCTTGATCACCATCACCATCATCACCAGCAGTTACTTGCTCTTGCTCTCTTTGAGGCTCAGGCTGCTTAGTTGGTTCATCAGGTGTATTCTCAGGTGCTTTATCAGTACCTCCACTTAAATCAACTGCATCGTCATTATACTCTCCAACATCTTGTTTTGAAACATTGTTAATGTTTACACCATCATAAGATTTTCCAACAACATCAGATGCTTTCTCAACTTTTCTTTCGAAATTATCAGTGTTTGAACCTAGAGATGAATCTCTGTTGTTCATTTTTTCTTGTTTGTCGTAATCTCTTGGATCAGGAAAAACCCACTTTTTATTATTAGAATCAGAATCATCCCAATATGGATCAGTACCTCTTGAAACTCTATCTAAGAATTCAGTTTCAGTTAATTCAGGTGCTGATGCAGGTTTGAATACATCTCTCCAAGTTTTGCCATCACTTAACCACTGATTACGGATTAATTCATCCTCAGCCAATGGCTTAGAACCAGTTGCCATGATGTTAGATACATCTTTAAATGTTCTACTTGAACCCGGTATTTGATTATTTACTACACTGATAGTCAGGTCAGTTCCTTTGAATGGATCAGCAAAATCGACTTGTGCTTGTTCCACAAAGTTTTGTAACGCTGGCATTAATTTATCGTAGATACCTTGTTTTTTGAAATTGTGTTTGAATCTCCAGAACTTAACACCGTCACCAGTACTGTCTCTATCGATACCTTTAACAATATAGAATTTCTTAGCATCGAATCCCATTGCATCTTTATAGATTTGGTCATTCTGCTTTTTGATCTCTAATTGTTGAGCATTCATATCCTCTTTTTTGATTTTACGAATAGACTGATCTTGCTTTTTAAGTAAGTCATCTTTTTTATCGCAAATAGGGCATGGTGCTGGGATCATGAATGGTTT